CGGCAGAGGGTGCATCCGCACTAGGGGTTCGGTTGTTTTTAAGCGTAAACCGTAAAGGCGCTACCTGGTTCTCAAGCATGACCGTCTTCTCTGGTCTGTTCGGCCTCCTGCTCAAACTTCTCCACGACAGAGAAAGTTGAGACTAATGGGGCCACTGAGATGGGTGGTTCCATGGGGAGCATGGGCAGAGTCGTCGTGACTGACAACCCAGCCATCAACCTCCGCATTTCCCCGGCCAACCTAGTCACAGGATCCTGGACGATGGTCTCGTCTGGAACCGAGGCTCGCAGTGAAACTCCAGCCACTGAAGTAGCGGTGGTCGGATCATTCATTCTGGACGGGATCGGATTAGAAAGCCGGATGCGATAGCGCACACGAATTCTACCAACAACTCCACTCAGAGAAGTCTCAGATGTTGTCACTAACCAACAGGGAACATAAGTGTCGCAGTCATTAGGGTCTAATCCCTCGTACTGTGTACGAGACAGAAAAGCGTACCTAGGCTTGCCAAACTTATTTGTGTCCACCGTGGTAGGAATACATAAGTTACTCCAAGGCGGAGTTGCGACATTATTGTGTAAGCACTGAGCTTCCAGCGCATCAATCGGAGCCGCGTCGAAATCGAAAATCCAACCCAAAGCAATTTCGCCATTAATCCCTGTACCTACTGAGGTCTGATAGTAAGCTTGGAGCGACTCCCAGCGAAACTGGGAAAAGTTCTTAGCCACACCATCTAACCACGCGAACTGGGAAGGTATCATGGGGTCCCGGTACGCTGTGAAGCTGCCACCATGGACAGAGCCCAAAATCTCCTCGTGGGAAATTACAAGCTCTCCTGGGGCGCCTCCTGAGTACACAGGTGCTCTCGACATGACACTGGCGCCGGCACTAGCCGGCAGTGTTTGGGTTAACACGCTTCCTCTATTAAGACGACGTCGTTGCCGACGCCTGGCAGTAGCACGAGGTCCTGCTACCACTAGTTGTTGTTTTATCGGTCTCGAGCGCACAACCAACGCTCGCGACCCTCCCAAATTTCCACTATTAGCACCGGAACGCACCAAAGACAAACGCGCCTTCTGCGAAGCTGATAAAGTCATAAATGCAATAAACGCCGTACTCCTTACTAAAAGAAATTATAGCCCCACCGACACCTGAGCCTCGTACTCCGCGATCCTGCCCAACAATTCGTGTTTTCCGGGATAATGTCTTATTTCCTGCACGAAGTTCACCATAGTCTCCCGCCAAACGGTTGACCCAGGTTTCTTCGATAACAGTCTATACAACATCTTCCCGACATTCACTGGCACTCCAAATTTTCCTCCGCTCCACTTTGTGGAACAGAACTCGAAGTGTCCAGGCCCATCGAACTGCAAGACTTTCACACGGAAGCCCAACCTCTCCAAGACCTCTCTAGCTCCATCTAGGGGCTCAACAAGCAGGTCATCGCCCATAGCCTTGACGGCTATTTCTCTCCGGACTCCTAGCTCATACGCTACATCCTGTTGCAGAATGTAATTGCACGCGCTGTTGTCCCGGGAGGTACGATAAGAACCCGACTTTTGTACCCCATCTTCCAGCTGCTCCCACAACTCGTCCATGACGCAGAAGACTCCTCGTACCCAGGTTATCATCTGTGCTCGAACTAGACGCCCATACCATGGGGTCGCTCGACGCACTGACAAACACCTAGCTATCGTTGAGTCCTCCATAAGCCATCGAGGAAGACACCAATCCCAACCAGAAATATCTCCATGAGCAGTAGAGTGTTTTCTCTGCCAGTCACTAAGAAATTCTTGGTCTTGGTCTTGCAAGGACATCCCCGGACAAAAAGGAATCTCTCTCCAGTTAGCAATTTCTGTCTGATGTGTGCCTCTAAAAAGCACTCTCTCGACCAATTGATCTACCAGCGAGACTCCAGCAATTATCCTGAGGCGTCCTTCGGCCTTCTTCTTGTCTGAGTGGGGCTCGGCTTTGATGAAAGCTCGAATTGGATCTTGGAGTCCACTCTGGACTAGCTGAAACGCACTCATTCCCTCCATCTCTTCAACAGAAAAAGACAAATAAAGCAAAAGCCGCTCAATAACACACCGGAAAATGAAAACTCCATACCCCTCCAACACCTCCCCATTTTTCCCACCCAGCAAACCCAACGGAGTTCCTGGATGACTGTCCTTGACCACTGAGAATTCACATATCTTATCCAGATTTAGAATCTCGGCCAGTGACAGAACGTCCTGATCCTCTAGAGGTCCTGGGCCGCGTCGCTCGAGGATTTCTCTTGCGCGCGTTCCAAAGCATCTCTCAATCTTCTCACCTCCGCTTCCAATTCGACTATCCGCGTGGCGGAAGCCTGAAGGCGCAACTGACGATTTTGTCGCCCGCGTACACCTTTCGATTCCCCATCTGCGCGTGGCATCTGAGGGGCCGAATTGGCCAGCCGAGGATCTCTGACCCGAATGCTTGAGGAGGGAATTACGGAGCCCGTCCCCAGTAGGCGTCGGCCAACTCCAACCTGACGATTCAGGAAAGAGATTGGTTGCCTCAATAGGGGGGGGCTTACCGCCTCCTCCGGCCGGTGCTCGATACGCACTCCGACCGACTCTCCGCAACCCGGAGACAGTATCTCCATCGTCGAGCTGTTGATATCCACCCAGTGACAACAATCGTTGCAAACCAGGTGCTCTCCGCAGATTAAACGTTGGGAGACTAGGTAGGGCCTCTGTTGCTCCAGGGACAGAGTTCCAGGAAAATCCTGCTCGCCAGATTCTAGCTCACGGGTTTTCCCTTTCTCTGCAGCCTTAGCTTGCTTGGCCTTCCTCTTCTGTCTCTTAGTCGCAGACTTAGATTTCTTCGGGGGGGGGGGGGGGATTTTCGGGGGAAGGGGGGTCTCTCCACTCTCGGCGCCTAGGTCACGCATCCGAGCTCGATAAGCGAAATATTCAGTATCTGACATCTCGTCTTCTTCGACCTCGTCTGCCCAACTGTGGAAGAACCTAGTGGCTTCCCATTCAGCATCAAAACGCTCTTCGTTCCACTGATTATTATGTGAATCGTAAACGTTCTTAGCTCCCTGGAAATAGACTACGTCCTTACCATCTACGTCAGAAAGTTCGTCAACATAGCGCCAATGCTTGGAGACAAAATCGGACTCAAGACCAGAGAGAGTTTTCACCGCTCGCATAACTGGATGCATAGTCGTGGCTTCATTCTTCCCGTTCTCGTGTCCGATGTGGATGCCCAGAGCATGTCCCTCGGCCGAAACCAAGGGAGACCCTGAGAAACCTCCAACTGTAGACGCTGTGTGATTCACCCTGAACAACCTAGACATAGGAGTGGTGAAACCCCATGACTCAACCCAGGAACCAGCATTGGCACCAGAAACTTTGATGTGGGGGGACTTCTCTTTACATACTGGCGTTAACGCCGATACTCCCAAAGAAGCCCACATCTTCGGTTCTAGCTCCACCAGGGCAAAGTCAAAATGTCTGGCATAAGAGAAAGCCTTGAGGTTTCCTACTAAAGGAACACTGACACCATCTCTCGCCGCCAAACAGACCTCGTCCCCAGCAGCTAGTTTACCCTGGGCATCAGACCACACATGGAAAGCGGTCACCAGATACGTCACGGCATCTGCTCTGATCCTAAAACCCGAGCCGAAAACCGAACCACCAGCGACGAAAGACACAGTTCCTTTGGAAGATTTCTCAGATGCTGGTTGAAATGGTGTGTTCACCAATTCCAAAGTCCGAGGACCTCGTTCCACTCTGAGAGCCGCCAAAAGGGACTCGATTGTCTCCGCTCCCACCGCAGTCTTAAGCGCTTGTTGAGCCGTAGAG